ATGAAAGACTTTATCCCTAAGGTATTATGTGGATCAGTTGATCGTCCATTGGTTATCGGTGGCAAAGAAATTCAGTGCTATGTACTTCAAGATGAACGTCGCGTTGTAGTTCAAAGCGGAATGATGCAAGCTCTTGATATGAAACAAGGAACAGCCGGTAAGGGTAGTGGTGATCGGCTTGCTAAATTTATATCTACAAACTCTATTAAACCTTATGTTTCCGATGAGTTATACAGTGTGATCACAAACCCGATAAAATTCAAAACTGGCAAGGGTGTAACAGCTTATGGATATGAAGCCACCATCCTGGCAGATTTGTGTGACGCGGTTTTAGAAGCAAGAAAAAAGGGAACACTTAATTATCAGCAGACACATATCGCTGACCAATGCGAAATTCTTGTGAGAGGATTCGCCCGCGTCGGTATCATAGCCCTGGTAGATGAAGCTACCGGATATCAAGAGATTAGAGCGAGAAGATCTCTTGAAGAAATATTGGATCAGTTTATTTCTAAAGAACTACGAAAATGGGCTAAAACATTTCCAGATGAATTTTATAAACAGATGTTTAAGCTACGTGGCTGGCAATATATTCCATGGTCAGTTAAACGTCCAAGTGTCGTTGGGCATTATACAAATGACCTAGTATATGAGAGGCTTGCTCCAGGTGTACTTGAAGAACTAAAGCGGCAAACACCAAGAGATGAAAAAGGAAGAACAAAACATCGTTTTTTTCAGAGATTGACCGAAGACGTTGGCCATCCAAGGCTTAGAGAACATTTAACCGCCGTCATAACCTTGATGAAGGCGTCTACAAAATGGGATCAATTCTACCGATTGCTGCAGAGATCTCTCCCCAAATACAGAGAACAGATCCCACTTGATTTAGAATACCCAGAAAACGTTGATAGGGAGAATTAAAAAGGATTCTAAAATTTTCAAAGAGCATATCCCGAATTATCTAAGCCAGTCATACTATCTTGTTAATGCAGGGTTATCGGCATAATGGCGTCATTGAATCTGGGCAATCCGATTCGTCCAATATAGTCAAGAGAAGGTCCGCCACATGGAGACGGACTCGTCTGCGACCAGGTACTTGTTGACGTAGGCCGAGAGCGTGACGCTCGGCCCCCCGTCGATCGTATCCGTGCCGGAGCGCTGGATGGTGACCGTGTTCGCGCTTCCGTCGATCCGCTTGAAGATCAGCGCCCGGCCGTTCCTGTTCGCGACCGCCTGCAGAGTGACGGTCACATTGTTCGAGGTGGCATCCAGAAGAATGATGTCGTCGTCGTCGACCACGGTGTAAGTGGCAGCCGTGATCTTGGTGAGCTTCCTGGTCATGCCGGTCAGGAACTGGATGGTCGCAAGCGTCGCATCCATGCGAATCTTGAACTTGTCCGCCCAGGTCGGAGAGGCCTCGGTCCCGGTGTTGAGCTGCACGACCAGGCTTCCGGCGGTCTCGACCACGCGGAAGTCCTTGGCGTTTACTTCGGTCCCGATCAGCCGCAGGGCCGGCGTTGAGGCTTTGAGGGCCGCCAGAACGGAGGAGAGCATGTCCGCCCAGGCCGATCCGGTGTAGACCTGGAAGCGCCCGTCGGTAGAGTTGTAGATCAGGTAGCCCGCGCCCGGCGAAGGGAGCGCGTCACGCTGGGTGGTGGTGAGCCGGGGGACGCGGATGTACTCGTCCCCGCTCTCTGACCATTTCAGCGGGCCGGTCATGTCAAGCGAGCCGTCCTTCTTCACAACCCCGCCCTCCAGCGCCCCGATCCGCCCCTCCTGGTCGTTGTGGCCGGAGACGAGTTGGTTCAGTTCGGCGTCCATCTTCTGGTCGTCGATCGGAAGGTTGCTCAGGTAGTCGTTTCCGAAATTGTAGAGTCTCGAAAGCGTGCTCATGCCCTATTCCCCCATTTCCTTTAATTCGTTCCCAAAGCGCTTCATCAACGCAGCCTTATCCGCCGGTTTCAGGTTGGGATCCCGCAGCGCCCGGTTAAGCGCGGCCTTGAGATCCGAGACCTTCGCCCGATTCTCGACGGCCGCCTGCATCGGCGTAGGCGAGACGATATTGACCCCCAGCCAGCGGCCGGCGGCCTGTTCCGGCGTGACTTTCCGGCCGTAGCGGTCCTTCTTTCCGGTGACCGCGCGGGCTGTGTAGCCGGCGGCACCCTCGCGCGTCAGCATGGTCGGCGCCCATTTGTTGTAAAGCCACTCGGAGAGCTTGAGGGCCTTTTCGGTCGGGGAGTCCAGGCGGTTGTAGATCTCGCGCCCCGTGAAGGAGTCCCGCGGCGGATCGTCCCCCTTGCCGCTTTTCAGGCTCCAGAGCATGTCGAGATAGGGGTTTCCGATCAGCTGCACCATGCTCTCCGGCTTGCCCTCGCCTATCCCCCGGGCGAGCTCCACATGCGTCGACCAGGGGAAATAGTAGCCGAGGTTCACCCACTGGAGGTTTCCCTCCGGACTCTTCCAGGGCAAGACCGAGTAGGTGGGGTTCTTCCGAACGTACTCGGGCAGCATTTTTTTAAGCCGCTTGAAGTCTTCGTCGGTCAAATTCAGTGTAAATTTAGCGGCTTCATACATGGCGTAGGGCAGTGTCAAATATTTGGCAATCACCCAGGGGCGCTTCTGTAAGGCCTCGGCGATCAGCGGGGTCACCTTGTACGGGTAGGACAAAAATGGAGCGGCAAACCGTCTCGCCATGCGGACCGAGGGGTCGGCGATCGAGTAGTCCATCCCCCATTTCTGGGCCTCGCGGATCGCTTTCCCGACCGGGGCTCCGGCTTCCCGCTGCTCGATGAACTTGGCGAGCTTGAAGAAGTCGTCGATCTTCCCGTAATATTTGGCCACGTCCCGGAGCTTCGAGACCACCGTCGCAAGCCCCCCGCCTTGCATCTGCTTGAAAGCCGCGAGGACCTCCCCGATCTCAGCCTCGGTCCAGTTGGTCTTGGTGAGCCCGTTCCGGAAGGCCTCCCCGTAGAGCTTCCCCTTGGTCTGCATTTCGTTTGCAGCCTTGGCCATGAAGCCGGGGATTTCGTACCAGGGGATCCCGCTCATGTTGAGCTGCACGAAGTTGGAATAGATGTTCCGCGCGGCCGTCGGCAGGTTGAGCGCGGTCTTGGAGACCTTGAAGGCCGTCATGCCCGCCTCGAAGGCCGAAATCACATTGTTGAGCGAGGCCGAGGCATGCACCTTGTCCGGGATCCGGCCGATGAACGGAACAACGTCCCGGGCAATCTCCTTCCGCACGTAGGCGCCCGCAAGCGGCCCGTAGTGCGGGGAGTCAGGCATCTCCACAAAATCCTCAGTCAACTTGCCGGCCTGGGCCTCGGCGTCGGAGACCGCCTTCTCAAGCCGCTTGAGCCTGTCCAGGACCTCCGGCGCCTGGGATTCGCGTGCGACCCGGCGCTGGGCTTCGAGCTCGGCCCGCACCCTGGCCAGCCCGATCTTGTGGCGTACGGGCTCCCCGCCGGCGGTGCGCTCAAGGTAGAACTGGCCGTTCGGCAGCCGCTTGACCTGCACGGGGTCTCCTGCCCGGGCATGCCTTGCCACCATCCGGTAGGCGGAGGCCAGGTCCGGAAACCGCCTGATCTCGCCCGCCTCGATCACCGAAGGCTCCCAGACCCATTCCGGGTTGCCAGCGATCTGCTCGTAGAAGTCGTGCTTCACGATGTCGGAGAGACTTTTCGAAAGCCCGTAGGGCTCGGCGACCGACACGTCCTCGACCAGGCCGATCGCCTTCCGCTGTTCGTCTGTCAAATCCTTGCGGTGTTTGAGGTAGGTGAGATCCATCCGGCCGCCCCGGCCGGTGATGTTGAATTTGTCGCCCAGGACATGCCGGAGATACAGGTAGCGGACGTACTGGTTCTTGTGCGCCTCGAAGGCCTCCGGCGAGAGCAGCCCGCGGTTTACCAGCATCTTCCCGATGGCGTTGTTGACTGCTTTCAGCATGTCTCCCAGCCGCTGAATCTCGGGGGAGAGCTGCACCGCCTGGCCGTCCAAATAGCGGAAGAGATCGGCCCGGGTCTGATCGTCCAGGCCCTTGGTGCGCTCGAAAACCCGCTCTACGATCTTTTCCACGCGGGCGATCCCGCCGAAGCTCTTGTAGCGGGCCTCCAGGTAGGCTTCCTTCTGCGGCAGTTGGTGGAACGGGTCGAAGAAGCCCTTGACCTTGGTGCTTTTCAGAAAGTCGATGATCGCTGGGATCGGGATCCCGGAGTAGAGCGTTCCGCCGCCCTTCAGGCTTTTGTATCCGGCGGCCGGGGAGTCCTTGAGCGTTGAAGTCAATGGAGCGGATTCGCCGTTTACGAATACGTCGAAGAGTTGGAGGTTTTCGGCGGTGGCGCTCTTCATGTAGTTCAGGAACCGCTCGCGGCTGCCGCCCTTGATCGGCTCGTTGCTGAAAAAAAGATACCCCGCCGCGTTCGTCTTCTCGGCGGACCGGATCAGATCGGCCGCGGCCTCCGCCATCGAACGGCCCGGCTTGTGCTCCAGGAACCCCGATACGCGCAGTTTGTTGTCGAGCAGCATGAACCCCTCGGTGTCGGGTCCGTAGAGCTCGTTTTTGATCCGAACGGCCTCCTGCGGGAAGCTCGCCCGCTCGCCCGGGCGGTGGAGGGCGAAGCGGCGCTCCTTGATCGGAAGCTCGACCTTTCTCACGGCGGGCGGAATGCCCGCCTCATCGGCCGTCGGCAAGAAGGTCTTCCACTTGGTCCCGGCGATGATGATCGGAGTGGTCTCTATGTCCGCCAGTTTGAAGCCGGCCTCGACCTGTTCAAGGAGCGCTATGTCCTCGCGCGAAGGGAGTGCGCTGCCGCCGGGGTGGTTGTGGGCGACGAAGACCCGCTTGGTGCCGGGGACGTTCATCACCGATCCGATCATCTCGACCGGCTGGGCGTAGGCCGCGTTCTTGGTCCCCTTGGAGTAGCGGTGGATCTCGAGGATTTTGCCGGCCGCATCTACCGCGACCAGGTAGAGGTTTTCCTGCGGGCTTTTTCTGATGTGCGCCAGGAGGCTTGCGGCCTCTGCCGGCCCCCTGGCGTAGAGCGACCCTGCCCGCAGCGACCCGGTCGTCTCCATTCCGGTGCGGACGCGGGCCTTCAGGGCTTCGGGAAGAGAATGGCCTTTCGCAGCGGCGGGCGCCGGCCGGGGCTTTTCAGGAGGCGAGAAGTCGAGCTGAAGCTGCCGGTAGGCTGGCCTCGCTTCACGGATTTCGTTCCATCCGCCCTCATTGTCCTTCAGGCCCGCGGCGGATTCGGCCGGCTTGACCACGTCCTGTTTCCGGACCTGCACGCGCTGGCCGGGGGTCAGGTTGATCGTCTTGCCGTCCTGCAGGACAACGCCGAAGGGGTCCTTCTCGACCACCTCGTAAACGTCCCAGCCGGAAGCGCTGTCGTCGATCAGGGTGAGCTTACGGCCCTTGGGCAGATCCTCGGCCTCAAGGGTGATGTATTCGCCGGGCGGGGGCTCCTCCGGCTCCCAGGCCATCTCGCGCTCGAAGCGCTTTTCGGCCTCGGTCTTGAAGCGCTCCTCCTTCGCCGCACCTTCGCCGGCCATCTTGTTCCGGCGCAGATTGGCGGGATCGCGCAGCACTTCGATCAGGCTCTCGTCCGGATGCAGCCAACCTTCTGCCCGCAGTCTATCCTCGGCGAGATCCAGGTGCTCGCCTGATTTTTTCAGGAGGAATTTGACGGCGACCGGGGCCTCTTTGAACTCGCCCTTGAAGTTGCCGGGGTTGATCCCGCCCATCTTGTTGATCGCGCCGCGAAGCGTGGTGGTCTTTTCGACCTTGGCGATCGCAGACGGCCGCAGGGCGCGCTTCGCCCGCTCGGGCGGAATGCCCTCGGGATAGAGATTGCTAACTTTTTGAGGCTGGGTCTGGGGTGCAGCAGGCTGGGCAGGCTCGGCCGGCTTGGCGGTCAGCTCTGCTTGAGGCTGTCGATCAGGCGCTGGCGGTAGGCGGGCGGCCAGTTGTCCTTGAAAATTCCCGCTCTCGCCAGCTCGCGGTCCGAGAGGAACTTCTCTTCCAACAAGTCCTCGGCTATCCGCGACAAGGCGTCCCCCGCTTCTGGCGGCGACGGCGCGGGCGGCTTCAAGGGCTCGCTGTTGGAGGGATTCGAGGCCTCCGAACGGTTCGAGGCCTCGAACAGGGTCGGATCTTTCATAGCGAATCTCACCCCCTTTACCGACATTATGATACTTCACGCCGAGAAAGCTGTCAAAAAGCGCCTGGTCCCCGATCGTGAGCTTTCCGCCCTCCTGTTTGAACACCAGACGAGGGTCGGCCAAGTCCACGTTGTTGTCCATCAGAACTATGTCTACCCTGGGGTCCCCGCGGAACTCGTCGAACAGCGCCCGGAAAGTCGCAATCGAGTTGTTGTGGCCCTTGATGGAGGTTTCGACGGGGATCTTGCGAGTGGAAAGCGGCGTCCCGGTTTCCTGCTCGATCAGCATGTTTCGCATGATCGAGCGCGCCTGGGACGTGCCCGCATCGATGTCGGTAAAAACCAGGTTGACCTTTGCGCCTCTATCCCTGGCGCTGCTGATCGTCCTTTTCGCCTCCTCGTAGTTTGACATGAGCGAATCGTAGATCGTGCTGTATCCCCGATCAATGGCGATGTCGCGGAGCTTCTTGTTGACGGTCGAGCTCTGCTCGTGGAAGGCGGAGGCGTCCTCCCCGGCGTCCCAGCCGGCCTTTCGCTTCATTTCGTCAGCGTCGGCCACCACGAAGCGGCGGCGGTCGATTCCGAGCTCCCTTGTGCCGCTCGACTTCCCCGCACCCGGAGGCCCGCCGGTAAGGACGACGGTCTGCGGCCCGCCCGCCTCGGAGGGACGGGGCTGTTCGCGCAAGGTCGATTCGATCATCCAGAACTCATCCCGCGGGCGGAGTTTGAGCGGAGACTTACCCTGGCCTTCCAGCTCCCAGGGGGATTTTCCCGGAACGGTGACGGGCATCGAAGGATAGGCCCTGCGCTCAAGCGGCTTGGCGTAGAGCTGGGGGACCAGGGACGGCGACGGGACCGGTCCGCTTTGCGCTGGGCCTGCCTTGGCGGGCTTTGGTCTTCCTGTGTAGACCACGGGGAGATTGATCTGCTCAAGGGGCGGAGGCGGCGCCGGCGGCGGCTCGGGAAGGGCTGGCCGCGGGGCCTCTAAGCGAAGCGGAGGAGCCGGGAGCCTGGGGCCAGCAGCCTCTCCGACGACCTCCGCCTCGACGACGGGAGCCGGCTTCGGCTTGGAGGAGTACATTTCGACGACCGAGGCGCGCTCGGCATACGGTCCGGCACCCGGGCCGGCATAAGGCCCCTGCTTCGGCAGCGGCGGCGCCCCCCGGCCCCGGACCGCCCGCAGCGCCGGCGACAAGGCAAAAGGCGCCATCTCAACGGCTGTGGCCGCAGCGGTTGCAAGGCCCGGGCTCCCGCTTGCCTCAAGGGTTTTTTCACCGGCGGCGCCCCCCAACTCATGCAGCTTTTCAAACGGCCAGAAGGCAATCCCGGCCGCCTGCCGCCCGCGCTCGGTCTGGGGCTGGTAGATCGTGTACTTCTGGGTCTCCTCGATCGCCTTCTGCGCGCCTTCGAGCCCACCGAAGGGAAGCGCCGCAATCCCCGCCAGTCCGCTTGCAGGAAGCCCGTAGAGGCTCGTCAGAAGAGAGGCAGCAGTCTCCCCCACCCCCACAAGCGATCGGCCCAATTCGCCCGGCTGGAAGGACTTGGCGACTGATTTGGCAACGTCCCCGGCATCCGCGCCCGGGATTCCAGTCAGGATCTCGGAGGCCTTCTCGCCGGCCCGCTCAAGCATCCCCGGAAGCTCCGGGACATAGGACGCCTTTAACCCCTGCAGGATCTCATCGTCCCCTCTTCCGGCCAGCCGGAAAGAGCGCACCTGCCGACCCAGGTCCGAATACTTCGGGCTGCGCTCCAGTCCGTCCAGAATCTCGGCGGCATGGTAGCCCTGCTGCTCGAACTCGTTGACCTGCTCGAAGACGGATCGCGGAACGGGCATCTTACCTGAACCTCACAGGCGGCCTGAATTCCATCTGACCGGGAGCGGCGCCGGCGCCCGCCGCCCCCATCGCGCTCTGCACGGCCTCCTGGGGCGTCATGCCGGCCGCGACGTTCTTCTCGGCCGCGAGCTTGATCGCGTCGTAGCGCTGCTGCACCTCATAGGGCAGGAACGATCTAATCTTCGCTTCGTTGGGTTTCCCGGTCATGGGATCGGAAAGCAGCATCGAGGCATTGTTCTTGAGCTCCTCCGGCAGGTTCATCTGCGCGAGCGGCCAGAACTGCGCGACCATCGCTTCAGTCACGGTCGAATAGGTGGCTGCCGGCACGCGGTATTTGCTCTCCTGGCCGAGGAGCCCGGTTTCGCGGCCGAGCTTTGCGGCCTCCGCCTCGTACTTGCCGGCCTGGGCGCCCTTGAGCCGGACCTCCGGCTGCCGCAGCGCGCCGGCGGTCGTCGCCTGCTCCTGCTTAAGCTGCGCACCGGCCATGTTCTCAACCGCCTGGCTGCCCGCCTGGGTCGTCTGGGCTTCCTTCAGAGCCTTCTCGGCCGGGGTGAGCGTCTCGATGCGGCTCGTCTCCTGGGCGAGCTTGGAAGTCTCCATCGCGGTCTTGAACCGGTCGAGGAAGCCGGGATCGATCGACATGGCGGTCTGAATCAGCTTCGCCGGGTTTTTCACGAGATCCGGGTCCGCCTGGAGCGCCTCGGCCCAGCGCTGCCGGATGTCGGCCTGCTGCGCCGTCTGCTCAGCGCCTGCCTGCTGGAGCGCCCCGGAGTATTCGGAAAGCATATTCCCGGTGGCAAGTCCCATCGCCGGCCCGCTCCAGTCGTAGGGATTTCTGCCGGCGTGCTGCATCGCCGAATAGACCACGGGGAGCGCCGTTTGAAGCGCCTGCGCGCGGTAGGCGGAGGGAGGCGGTGCCCCAACGGGATAGGTGCTTCTGGTCCTTCCCACCGCCGGTTCCTTCTGCGTCAAAAGGCTAAGGATGCTGGCCATCGTTTGATCTCCTTCGTCACCAGGCCGGTTGATACGGAATGAGGCTCTTCTGCTGCGTGCTCCAGAGGCTCATGATGTTGGAGAGGTTGCTGGTCGGCTGCGGCTGCCGGGTGGCGGTTGTCGTCTGCTTCTGCGCCATGTTGCCCAGGCCGTAGAGCAGCGCGAGGTTGCTCCCCATCTGCATCCCGCCCTGGATCCCCTGGGTGGTGTTCGCCCAGCGCGCCATCGCGCCCTGCATGGACTGCTCCCAGCGGGCGTTCTGCATCGCGGTTGCGCCCTGAACCCCCTGCTGCGCAATCCCTTGGTTGCGGATCGCCTGGGCTTCCTCCAGGCTCTTGCCACTGCGGAGCGCTTCGAGGGTGGCCATGCGGTTCTGAAAGTCCTGCTGCGCGAGCTGCTCGCGGGCTTGCACCGCCCGGTTCTGCACGTCAACCTGGGTCGCCTGCCAGTCCTTTTCGAGCTCGGCGAGCGCGTCCACATGCGCCCGGGATCCGGTCAGCCCCCTTGCGGCGAAGTTCTCTTCGAGGTTGCGTTTGGCAATAGCGTACTGGTCCGCCAGTGGCTTCATCATCTGCCCGATGTAGGCGTCCCGGAACTTGTCCCACTCGGCCACCCGTTCCGGCTCGGAGGTATTAAGGCCTGCTTCCAGTGCGGCGATCCTCTCCTCGCGCGCCTTCTTCGCGGCCTCCTGCTCCGGGGTGAGCGGCGTCGGGATCCACTCGTAGGTATTGGTCTCGGGATTCCAGCGCTGGATTCCCTCGGGGCTGGAATAGTTTGCCGGCGGCGGCGGCTTGGGGACCTTCGGCTGGTTTGCTCTCGATATGGCGTAGCCCGCGCCGGCGCTGATGATGCTTGCAATCGCTGCGGCCAGAATAAACTCCAACCCGTACATGGCGCATACCTCCTTGGATCAGGGCCTGATGCCCGCTTCGTTGTAGATCAGCTCGGTTGCGGCGACCGCAAACGGTTTGTAATTGTCCACGTGCTTGAACCCGAACTTGACCGCCTTCCCGCGGCCCAGGAGCGGAATGGAAAGCCCGAGGCTCTTGGTCCCGCGCCAGTAGAAGGTGCGCCACTTCGCGACCCGCCAGTAGCTGCCGGTGTCGGCCGCGAAGGTCTGGTTGAACGCGGTAAAGGAGCTGAAATCCACCTGTTCGGTGACGGTGAGCTCGCCGAGCGCCCCCTCGCCCAGTATCATCTTGAGGAAAAGCGGCTTTTTGTAGGTGGAGATCCGGCCCATCTTGAGCCAGGCCGTTTCGATGTAAAACTCGATCGCCCGGCCGTCGTCGCTTGCTGCGTTCTGGTCGAGCTTGTAGAGGTAGCCGCCCTCCCCGCCGAAGTAGAGCTCGTAGTCGACCGGCAGCATCGCCGCGGCATCCAACCCCGTCCACTCGTACCAGGCCTCCCGCACATAGTCGTAGACCAGGATCGATGGCGGCATGTGGAACAGCGTCAGCCGCAGCGTGGGCAGTATCGCAGCCGATAGGACGCCGGCCGCCTTCATCCTGGCCAGCACCAGGGGCTCGATGTTCTCGGAGAGGTTTCCGATGTTAAGCTCGCCCGTCTTGGCCGAGCGGGTGAGGCTCTTGATCCCGAGACGGCTTGCGAAAAGTAGATCGTTTCCGAACCCGACCGGCCGACCGAAGGGAGCGCCGACCGGAAAAACCTTCACCAGGCCCTGGTTCTGGGGATCGATCCAGCTCCAGACGAAGATCTCCTCGGCCATGAGAAAAACGAGGTAGCCCTCCCAGACCGCAAGGCCGGTCACGGTGCCGCTTGCGATCGAGGCTTGCATCGATAGATCGACGTAGCCGGCGTTGTTGGCCGAGATCCAGTCGTTCATGTCCTGGAGCCCGCAGTAGTAGATCATCTGCCGGGCGCCGGGCCTGCCGCCGGCGAAGAGCCGGCCCTTGTAGGTGATGACCCATTTCGGGGAGTCCCCATAGGACCAGTCGGTGCAGAGGTTTGCGAGCTCAGCCCAGGTCTCCCCGTCGGTCCAGAAGGGAAGATTCACCCCGTTGAAGACGACCAGCTTGTCATTGAAGGTGGCCGCCGAGATGATGCTGCTGCCAAGCCCGGTCCGGATCGTCGTCCAGGTGCCGTCCGTGTTCTTCCTGAGCAGCGCACCCCCGGCCGCGGCGATGGTGTGCACGGTTCCGTCCCGCTTGCGGTAGAGGACGAGGCTCTCGATCTTGAGCGCCCCCGCGATCTGCTGGGAGGCCTTGACCGAGCCCGGCCGCTGCGCCCAGAGCCCCTTCTCGCTGGTGTAGGCGTTCTTGAAGACCGGAAAGAATTCCGGCTTCATGTTCACCTGGTCGGAGACCGCGTTCAGGCCCTTGGGCTGCGGGAATGGAAAGATCTTCGCCATGTTCAGAAGTCCCGATACGGCACAAAGCGCGGCGTCTGCCGGCGCTGCTCGACCGCGTAGCGATGACGGGCGTCCCGGTGATCCTCCACGTCCGCCGGCGAGACATCCCCGTCGATGGTCTTGACCTTCATCACGGCCCCGGTGATCAGGACCTGATCGTCGAAGGGCGAAGTATCTGCGTCCGCGGCAAGCTCGGCGGGCTTCTTCTGGTAGCGGACGTAGACCTTCTTCCCGGCGTGCGCGGCGTCCGGGACGTACCAGAACCAGATCTTCCCGCCGGCCAGGTGGCAGATCACGGGCGGCCCCTGCAGGGTGCGGTTGAGAGTTTCTGCGTCCCAGCGGACCTCGCTCACCCGCTCGATAATTCGGTAGGCGGGATCGTTCATCACTGGATCCGCCAGAACCCGGTCATGGTCGGCGGCCAGCGCGTAGTCCGGGGTGCCCGCGGCAAGGGTTATTTCATGGACGACTTCGAGCGCCGGCCAGATGCTGCCCGAGGCGAGCTTTGCGGCGGTTGCGTTTAATGCGGAAAGCACGTTTTGGACGTACTGGCTTGCGTTGGCAAGCGTGGTAACAACCGGCTGCCGCAGCTCCTTCAGGCAGGCGTTGACCAGGGCGAGCGCGTTCATTTCCTGAGCTCCTTGACCAGCTCGTTTCTGAAAAGGTCGAGATCAAAGGCCAGTCCCGGGCAGGTCTTGGCCGGCTCGAACTGCCGATGGCCGAACACCCGATCGGCCGGGATGAGGTATCTCCGGCAGAGCCAGGCGGTGAGACCAATCCCTCTTCTCCACTGCGCCGGCGGCGGCGAGAGCTCGTCGAATTCGCCGACGAAGCAGATCCCCAGGGAGTCGAAATTCTGCCCCAGGCAGTGCGCCCCGGTCTGGTCCGGAAAGCGGCCGAGCAGGATCTCATAGCCCTCGTTCACGAGCTCGACCCCGAAGTGATAGCCGATGTCCGCCCAGCCGCGCTGCTCCACGTGGTATCTGCGGATCGCCCCCCAGGAGACGGTCCTCCCGTCCTCGGTGGCCGAGCAGTGCAGGATGATCCGGGTCGGATTCATGCGCGTCGCCACGGGATCAGCCTCCGCAGGCGGCCCGGCCGATCAGAAAGCCCACCACCCCGCCGGCCGCAGCCCCGTATACGGCGAACAGGACGAGGGCGAGCATCTGCATCCCTCGCCCGGCCTCGATGTCGGCTTCGCGGCAATACAGTTCAAGCTTGTCTATTTCGTGATGCCCTTCCATTTCTCCCAGCTCCTGAAGCCTCCGAACCCGAGAAGCGCCCCGAGCACGATGAAGAGGTACTCCGCATCCGGAAGGACCGGCGGCGTGACGGTCGGCCGCCAGATCGCAGCCGCCCAGCACGCGAGCGGATGGATGATGAAGACGTAGCCGAGCGCCACATTGCAGATCCAAAGGGTGGTCGGCCGCGCGCGCCGGACATAGGGGTCGGTGCTCGCCGCCTCGATCTTGTTGATCTCGATCTGCCCCATCTTTTCCGCGTGCTCCTGCTCGCGGAGCTTGTTCTCGGCTTCAAGCGCGATCGTTTTCAGCCCGAGCTCGGCCTCAAGCTGCTTGTCCTTGTCCGGGATCAGCTTCTTGATGATCTCGATGCCGCCCTGGACTACCTCGCTCAGGATCGGAATGGCGGATATGAAACTCACGTTCACTCGTCCTTGTGGTTGTTCAGGATCCGGTCGATCCGGTTGGCCAGGTTGCGGAGATCCTGACTGGTGTCCATCCGTAGCTGCCGGATCTCGTTGCTGGTGTCGTTTTTCAGCTGCCGAATCTCGTTGACGATAGCTCCGCTGCAGGCGTCATGGATCGCCTTGTCGAGCTTAGCCTGCTCGATGCGCTCCAGCCGACGGTTGAACCCGAAAAGCGTAAAGACCAGCGTCACCAGGCTCGTCACGAACCCGGCTCCAGCGCTCGCCCCGATGTTTTCAAGCCCGTTCATTGAAGGGTTTCCTTTTCCGCCGGCCGGTGTTCTTGTGAATGTCAGGAGCTTCTTTCGCCGGTTGAGGGCTTTTGGCTTCAGCGTCGTCAGCTTCGCCTTTCTCCCAGACGACCTTGGCCGGCAGCCTGAAAATGTCCCGGCACTCTTCAAGCAGAACAAGCCCATCGATCGGATCAACCTCACAAAGGGGATTGAAATGGTATTCCCTGCCCCAGAACCGGGTCACCGTCTTTACAGGCTTCGGCCCGTAGTATTCGATCAGCATGAATAGACCTCTCTTTTTTGGAGTGACGGCGGGCGCCGGGTGCGGCAGCCCGCCGGTTAAGGGTCTACTGCTGCATGGCGTAGAGAGCGGCCAGGCCGACCTTGCCGACCGCGCCGGTGGCAGGTGCGGTGGAGACCTTGACCACCACGTCGGTATCGGCTGCGAGCACCTGGCCGAGCTTGGCCGGGTTGCTCATGCGCGACATGCCGCCGGTTTTCGCGACCCCGTCGGCGTAGAAGAAGAGATCCGCGGTCGTGCCGTCCCCTACCTGGAGCATGACGGCGGGGGTGCCGTTGGTGTCGAGGTCGTCCGCGGAGAGGAGCATTTCGAGAAGAACGGCCCCCTTCGGCAGGGTGAGCATCTTCACCGTGTCGTTTACGACCGGAGCGGCCGGGAAGGTGAATTCGGCAAAGACGCTGGTCACCTCCCCGACGACGCCCCGCGGGGGGACCTTGTTCGTGATCCGAGAGCTGCTGTAGGCGGTTGCCATTTTGGGTTTCCTCCGTTGCCAGGAAGGCCGGCGGGGATTAATCCGCCGGCGCTATTGGTTTTCATCAGTCGGCTGCGATGTAGGTGTCGAGCGCGATCAACGCGTAGTCCTCGTTGTTGAACTTGGGCTTGGCGATGGCCGCGTGGGTGGAGATGGCGAAGCCGGCCTTGCGGTTGTAGTCGAAGGTCTTCTCGTCCCAGGAGGGCGGCCGGGAGACCGCGAGCGCACCGGCCTGGGCACCCAGGAACAGGGCTCGCGCCCCAGTGAGGTTCCCGCCGGCCCCCCAGGTCGAGTAGGTCTTGATGCGCTCGTACTCGTGGATGACGACCCCGTCCCACATGCCGAGTGCGCCGGAGAAGATCGGATTCTTCTCCCCCCGGATGTTGGCCTCGCGCTGGGCCTGCTGCCAGGCGGATTCGGTCTTGAGCGCCTTCGCCTGGTAGGGGTGCACCAGGCATAGGTAGTGCTCGGCGCCGTTCACCCTGAGCGGCCGGATCTTGGACTCGGCGTTGTTCGTGCCGATGGTGGCGAGCTGAGCCTTGCGCTTGGCGCGGGAGATCAGGGTCGTGGAGAAGACGTCCGAGCTGTCGATCGTCGCATCACTCGTCGCATCCCCGCCGTAGAGCACCCGGTTGGTGGTCGGGCTGGCGGAAAGCACATTGACGAAGGTCACGTCGATCTTGCGCTGCAGCCAGTCGGAGAGAGCGGCCTTGGCGTCTTTCCGCATGTTGACCGCGACCTTCTGCTCGGCAAGACGCCCCTTCAGGCGGACGGCGTGCGCGTATTCCTTCAGCAGGAGGCTCACGTCGTAGTAGATCAGCGCCTCCTCGTTGCCTTCGAGAACCGCGTCGTCCTCGACCCCCTCCCCCACGAGCGGGGTGAGGAGAGAGATGTTGTACTGGCCGCCTTTTTCCCGGCGCAGCTCGTCGGTGTAGAAGATGGCGGCGTTTTTGTCGTCGGAGCGTTTGTTGAAGAACTTGTAGAAGAAAAGCCCCTGGAGCGCGGACATCCAGGTTTCTTTCGCCCAGAGCTGTTTCATGCTGGGGCCAATCGTGTCAGCCATTTCAGGATCCTCCGTAAAAGTCGCGATGGTTGAAGCCTCGCGGGGTGACGGTCCGCGCCGCAACACGACTTTTACGGGTGGTCTCCCGATGGCGGCCTTTTACGAGTCGGCCGGCTCGAATACTCTGGGCTTTTACGGGGTGCCCTTGCCCGGGGTTGAAATGCGGTCAGGAAATGCCGAGCAGCCGGCGCCGGGTCTTCTCCGGCAGCTGCGCCCAGGCCTGCGGGGTCAGCCTGGCGGCCTCATCAACTGAAATATCGTTCTCATCGCCGGCAGGCGCCGTGCCCCGCTTCTTGCCGGAAACGCTCGATAGATCCTGCAGCGGTGGCGCTTCGCCCCCCTTTCCCCCGCCCTTAAGCTTCTCAAGCGCCTCCCGGCGGCCCTCCTCGCGTGCCGAGGCCAGCCGCTCGTCCAGAGACAAGAACATACCCATGCGGTAAGCGAACTCGGCCGGGTCCTGGGAGTGCAGAAATAGCGCCCGCATGCTCTCGTCATTCTGGATGACCGGCAACACCTTGGAGACGACAGAATCGTAGTCCTTGTAGCGGCCGCGAGCCATCTGCTCGGAGATCTGGGCCTTCATCTGCCGGACCTCCTGGGAGAGAGGCGTGATCTCCCTATCCAGGACGGGCTTCACCAGCGGAGTGATCGCGTCGTCCTCCTCTTCCTTCTTCGCCGGCGGGGCCTGGGGACCGGCGGCGGCGCCGTGCTTGGCCTGGAAGAGCTGGAATTCGAGGTAGCGCTGGGCCTCCTGGCGCTTGGTGCGCTCCTCCTGCAGGGCCTTGTTGAGGTTGTCGTTCGTCTCGCGCAGCTTCACGAGCTCCTGTTCGCGCTCGTCGGCCTTGGCCTGCTCGGAAGCGGGCGGCTGCCCTTCCCCCTCGCCCTCTCCTTCCCCGGCCTCGGCCGCGTCGCCGGTTTCCTCCTCGCCCTCAAAATCGGAGACCTCTTCTTCAGTTTCGTCTTGTTCAATGTTTTCAGATGTTTGGTTCATAGAACACCCTTCAATGGTTTAAGTTTACGCCGGCCCGCCTGCCCCGGCTGGAAATGGAGGGGCCGGAAGTGGCGGGTTTCCGGCCCCTCCGCTGCCGCCCCCGGGGAAAAGAGGCGGAACCCCGGGGCTCCCTGGCGGCATGAGCGGCTGGGCGAGCTTCTCCAGGATTTTCTCCTTGCCGGGGATGTCGCTCGCCTCTACGATCAGATCATCCGGAATCGGAACGCCGGCCTTCCGCATGTCCATCAGCATCATGAAGTTGCTCATGCGCACCGACGGCGAGGACGGCGACTGCGCGGCGACCAGGTCATATTTCAGGACGTCGGCGCCCTTGATCGCGGAGACGAGCTCGGGGGTGGCCTCCTCGCCCAGGATCCGGCCGATCTCATCCTCCGGCATGTAGGCGACGATCCGGGCAGCGATCCGCCGGGCGACCTCTTTCAGAGCGAGCCTGAAATTGTCGAAGATCTGCGCTATCACGGTCAGCCCCTGCCGCATGCGAAGATCGATCGCAACCCCCGACTGCGTGGCCTCGCGGATCCCGAGGAGATCCGAGTTGACCCCGGAGATCGCCTTGATGTCGTCCTTGTTCTGCTCCTCCATCTGCATCACGGCCGCCGGCAGCGCGGCCGGCTGGATCCGCTCGTAGGTGGTGCCCGCCTTTTTGAGCGCGGTCATGCCGGGGCGCGAGCCAAAGGCCTCAAGCTGGGCCAGGAGCTCGGGATCGTCCGCGATCCAGCCGGAGTTGGCCGAGGTGTTGATGATGTGAAGGGTCTGGGAGCGGCGCTTGTTGACCTCAAGCTGCGGGTCGATAATGTTCTTCACGACCCCGTAGTCGCCTCTCCTTCCCCGGTAGCAGAAGAATGGAACGGGCGGATAGCGGTTGTCGCAGGTCGCAACCGGCCCCTCGATGACAGCCGACCCGGAGACCCGCGCACACTTTATGACGCGCCGGCTGCGCTCAATGATCTTCAAGTTCGGGACCGCCTCGATCGCCTGCTTCGCGGCGGTCTCGTCCTGGATCTCCTGGACGTCGCCGGTCGCCTCGTCCACCATGAACCGCATGGGCTCGAAGTCCTCCCAATAGGCCTCGATGATCTCAACGTCGTCGGAGCCGATTTCGCCGACCTCGTAGCTTCCGGCTGGCTGCGCGGAGGAAGCCTCCCCGTAGTCGCTTTCGGTGTCGTCAGCCGTCTGTTGCTCGGCCTTGCGGATCTCGGCGATCGTCTGGAACTTGGAGGCGAACTTCGGCCATAGCCTTTTTGCAGTCTGAAGCGGCACCCGCTTGATCCGCAAGAGCCAGGGACAGTCCGAGAGATCCCGCTCGACCCCCCGGGGGATGATGACCTCGTCGGGGTCTTCTTTTCGGACAATGATCTCCCCGTTCAGCCAGTCGTCACGGTAGCTCATTTCCACCATGAACCAGCCGCGGCCGGAGACCGCCCCGTCGAAGAAGACGTCCCCCTGGCGCATTTCAAGATCGTTTCGGTCGCAGACGTATTTCACAAGCTTGGTCATGGCCTGGGCGATCGGCGCGTCGTCCTGGGTGCGTCCGATGAATTTGAGATCGACCTTCTCCTGGCGCTGCACCCCGCAGAGAAGATCGAGCTGCGGCCGGGTCAGGTTGATGGTCAGCGCCGGCCGGCCCTCCTCTTCGAGCTTCTTTCTGTCCTCGGCGTCCCACTGGTCTCCGTCGTAGAAGTCGAAGGCCTTCCCCGCCTGCTGGGTGAACTTCCGGTGATAGCCTGCGGTCTCCCGGCGCCAGCGGCGGATGTTGGCCACAATCGGATTTACGCGGCCATCCAGCTCCGGCTGCTTTCCTTCGGTGTCCATTGGGTCTCTCCTTCGACGAACCGCGGGCCGCCGACCGCATAGGTCCTTAACCCGTCGCAGGCGTGCGAGCTCCAGTCATGCTCGGGGGTGAGGCCGTAGATCCTGAGCTTCTCGTCCCATTCCCGGTGGTATGAGCGCAGCGCCAAAATCCCCTTCGCGCACTTGGTCTTGTCGACCCAGCAGGAGCGAAGCAGCACGCGGACCGCCTGGATCCCGTCCTGCAGGGTGAGCTTCGGTGCGACTTCGAAGCGGACACCCAGGCCCTCGGCGACCTCCTTCCGGCTTCGGCCGGTGCCGAGCTCGCGGACCTCGATGTCGTGCGGACCGATGTGCTTGCCGTAGGTGTAGGGTTTCCCCTGAAGGAGCTTCGCGTAGTGCTCAAGGCCCGCGCCGTGGCCCTCCTCGTAGTCGATCAGCCGGGTCTCCCGGCCGGCGCGCTGGATAAACCAGATCGCCATCGCGTCGTCGATCCCGAGATCCCAGGCCGTGTGCACCGGCAGCGCCGGATCCCAGGGGACGTTTGTGATGCGCCCTCCCTGGTCGAGCTCCTCGATGATCCGGGCGTAGATCGCGCCCGAACGCGGAGAGGTCCAGCTGCAGTAGAACTCCTGCCGGGCGAGATCCTCCTCCATGCCGTCCCTGATCTCCGCCTCGTACTGCTCGCGGGTGATGATCGGCCGGCCGGCCTCGTCCCTGGTGTCGTCGATCGTGAGCAGCGAGGAAAACCAGGCCCCGGGGTTCTTCTGGGCGGTGTTCCAGAGCTCGAAGCCGTGGTTCATGCCGCGCGGGGTCATGTTGAAAATCGCCCAGCCGTTATTCTCCAGCAGGATCGGCCGGACCAGGTTCCAGGCGGTGGGGTCCTGGAGGGAATACTCGGAGAACACGCAGCCCCGCGGGTTGGGGCCGACGACCTCGGAGTGGTCGGTCCCGATAACGCGGATAATACTCCCGGTTGTGAGCTCCAAGCGCATCTCGGTGTCGCTTCGCTTGGCGACGAGCCCCTCCGGGACGTGGTGCAGGGTCTTGAAGCCAGTCTTGTCGATCCCCTCCCAGAGAATCTTCCTGCCCTGGTTGAGCTTTGGAAAATAATAGTAATAATTTCCGGTCTCTTTGACCGACCGCTTCACCATGTAGTTGAAGCAGACTTTGTCCTTGCCTGAGCGCCGGTGCCAGGTGATGACCGCCCGTTTGCAGCCGCGGTCCATCGCGGCCACAAGGGGAATCTGATACCTCCGCGGGCTGAAGTTATGCGGCAGCCGCCTGGAGTTGAGTTTCGTCGGCGTTGGCATAGTCCACGATTTCCCAGACCACGTTTCCGGACAGCTCGGTCTTCTGCTTGTTCGACCACTCCTCCGGCAGTCGGTTGGTCAGCCAGAACTTGGCCGCTTCGGTGTCCGGCGGGTAATACTTGACCGTGTGAACAATGACGGGCTTCCCGTTGTGGATGAAAACCTTCTCGTCGGGATGAGAATAGCCGCAGGCCCTTCGAAAGAGCGAGACGACGACCCTGTGGTCGGCGACCCGTTTGGACTCCTGCAGATGCTTTTGCACCTCCGGATCCTTCTGCCAGTTGTAGACCGTCTTGACGGCGACATCGCAGGCAAGTGCGAGCTGCTCGACGGAAAGTCCCTCTTCTGCGAGCTTGAAGAGCTTGCTTCTTTGCTTCGCCGTCAGCTTGCTCGGCCTGCCCGCCTTCTTTTGCTGCTTCTTCGCTTCCATCACGCCCTGTGTGCAGAGCCGGCGGGGGACGCCCTCTTCTGCGGCCCTTGCCTGAACGACCCCCACCGGCAGCTGCGGGAGGACGGCCGGGCTGGGAGGCACTTGGGAGGTGTGAGCCCGGCCGCAATTGGCCTCTATTTTCGCATGGAAGCCGCGCATCCCGTCAAGCCGCCCGCGCGCCCATGCGCCGGCGCACCGGCAGCATCCTCCTCGATCTCAACTTCGTCGATCGTCTCCGTGGTGGTCCAAATAAGCCCGCAGGACAGGCAGCGGCGGATCCGCTGGTCGGCGTTGGTATTGACGGGCAGTTTCCGGATCATGGAGTTTTTTTCATTTCCGCATGTCGGGCAAAGCACGTCGATCCCCCCTTTCTGCGAGCTCAAGGCTTGGCATGGTTTCAGACCTGGCCTGGGTGAAGAGGAATCGGTCCTGGACGCCCAAGGACTCGATCACGTCCTCCACCGAGCGGGCGACGAAGCCGATCCCGCCGTGCCGGCGGATGGCCTCAAGGAAGCGCTCCTGCTCCTGGGAGATCCTGCCGCCGGGCCGCTTGACCTCGATGGCGACAAAGCGGCCCTTCCAGCAGCCGAGAATGTCGGCGATTCCCTTCGGGCTCGACATGGGGCCGCTCCAGTTCTTCCAGGCGAACACCCCCAGGGATTTAAGAAGCGCTCTGATCGCGCTGGTGATTTCAGCTTCGGTCGGCGGTTTCATTTTGCCTCCAGTCTCACGGGGTCGCGCCCGGGCGCCGAGAATTCGACCGAATCGATGCCGCTGCCCTTCTTCGGCCGCAGCTTCTCAACGGCGTCGAAGAGTCCGAGCTGCTTGTTGTCAATTATGGCGAAATCCTCGTCCCGAATCGTCGACTTGTGAAACGAGACCCGGGCCTTGACCTCGTAGCGGCCGGCGCCGGCCTCCTTGATCTGCGCCGCGATGGAGAGCTTGACCTTGCGCTTTCCGGTCTCCTCGTCGGCGCTGTCCTCGAAGGCCTCTGTGATTTCTGCGGAATTGCTGTTGATCAAGCGGCGAACCTGGTCTGCGAGGTAGTCGACATGCTGTTGCTTAAGCTCGTTCATTGGGTGGTCTCCTTTCGATCCTGGGGTTAGTCCCGGTAGGGAAGATACTCTGTGGGTCGGGCTGCAGGCTTAATCGGAGCTGGGCTTGTTTCCGGCTCGGGCTGATGGGCGGCGGGGTACTTCTCGATCTCGAAGCCCTGGGTCTTGGCCTCAAGAGGCCAGGCGGATGGGATTGCCTCGCCGAGCACTCCGAACCAGTTGCGGCAGGCGCCGCAGCGGAAGGTGTAGAGGTAGGACACTGAAACGCCGGGTTTGACCGCAACACGCTTAATGCCTGTAAAAAACCCGACGCCGTTGCAGTATTCGCAGAAGGTTCCGGCCGGCCGAGCTGAGTGCTTTTTCTCGTGGCGCCAGGTCTCGTAGACCTCCTTGACAGCCTTCGGGAAGTTGAGCGGCCACCTGGCCCAGCTGTTGACGGCGATCTGCTCCATGCCTCGGTAGGCGTCTGCGGGGATGTGGTTCAGATACTCGAAAGCGGCGTCGATGCGGGGGCCGTATTTCTCCCAATCCAGATCGAACATCTGAAGCAGCCTTGCGCAGAATCGTTTGAAGCTTTGAAGTCGGTCGTCCATCGGCTCAATCCCAGGGTTTCAGGAGCTCGGCCGGCGGGCTCTTGCGGTCGGCTCTGGATCCGAAGCGCTTTTCGTTCCGGACCCAGGTCCGCCAAGCCGCCGTCCAGTCGAGCATGGTTGATCCTTTGGCGCGGTGGTGATCGCAGAAGTGTGCGAATACGGACTCGACCCGCGTTCCGTTGATGCCCTGCCCTTCGGCGTAGGCTTTCAGTTCGTCGCTGAGGGAAAAATCGATCGGGAGCTGCCGGCGTCTTTTTTCCGGCTTTTCATTTCGCGGGATGGGATCCTGGGCGGAGGGTGGGTCGCTTAGTCGACCCACCCCCTTGTCTTTAGAATTGTCTTTAAAATTGTCTTTAACATAAAGTTCAACACGCTTTTCCGTGTTGAGACGACACGCTTTTCCGTTTTGTTTCAACACGGTTTTCCGTGTCAACACGCTTTTCCGTGTTGTCCTCCAGAGCCGGTAACGCTTTTGGATTCCCAATGTTGTCAAACAGTTTGCAGACAGATCAACACGGTTTTTCGTGTTGGTGATCATGTTCGCATCGGTCAGCCAGCGCAGCGCCTCATAGACTCTCTGCTGGCTCGTTTTGAGCCGCTGAGCGATTTTGTGCTGGGTCGTCTCGAACGTCTTGCGGTTGTATCCGTAGGTCATGCGCAGGATGTAGTCGAAAACCCTTCGGACCTCGCCGGGGATCCGCACGTCGAGCAGGGCGTCGAACAGCTCGTTGGCTATCCGGACGAAACCATCACCCGTCTGCGGACTTCCCTGCATATCCATAAGCTGGACGGCGCGATCGTATTACCTCGGTAATCCCCTGCTCTCTCAGTGAATTACGAAAAATTTACTGACAAACAATCGCGAACCTGCTATCTTCCAAGCGCGTGTGATCAACCAGGGAGGGGTTGACCATAACGCTCGGGAGAGACAGGAGGAGGCACGTTCGTAAGATTTGGGATTTCGGGCGATCGATCTGTTTTGCGGCCAGATCGAGCCACTCCGAAAACTGCTCACACACCTTGAAGTTTAGGACCACCTCTTTTTTCCCCGCCACATTGTCACCTCCCTTTCGCGTTTTCAGTTGAGAAACTCTCGTTCTCTGAGATCAATGATTTCGGCCCAGGGATCGCCATACTCGTCGGGATAAAGAAACCTCAAGCGGTCGACGCCTGTGGTCAGTTCCAGCTTCTTCGCGGTCCTGGTGGAAGTGCTGCCCCTTCTGCGGGCCTTGTCCAGGGTGTCACGGTTGACGCCGATTTGTTTGGCGAGAGCGCTCACGCGCCACTTTTTGAACTTGGCTTCCATGCAGAAAGCGTAAAGGAAGAGTGTAGAAATGTCAAGAAATGATTTCGGCAATATTCCGGAAGGAGATTTCGGAAAGCGGCTGAGAGCGGCGGTCGACGCCGCCGGCCTCAGCGTGGACCGCTTTGCCAAGTCCCTGGGTGTTCATCGCGACACCCCCCAAAAGTGGTTTTCCGGCCAGAGCTTTCCCCAGCGCAAATATCACCACCTCATCGCCAAGATATTGAAGGTTCCGGTTGAGGAGCTGTTTGCGAGCGGAGCCTATTCCGTAGCCCAGCCACAGCCGGACAAAGTTTCCGAAGAATCTGAACTTTTGAATACTTACAGAGAGTTAAACATCTTGAGGAAGGAGCTTCAAACCTCCAGGGACAAGATACACGAGCTTGAAGTTGTGCTTAAAATCTACCAGTCCAGACACGCCAGAGATAAGCGCAAGGAGGACCGAGACGATCTTAATCCGCTTGCTCTCAGGAGACCGGTCGAAATCAGCAACCATGCATGAAGCCTAAGCGGCCTTTCTCAAAAACCTATCATAAACCCTACCCTCTCCACCCTCATTCTTTCCGATTCCGTATCATGTAGAAATAAATTCGTTGACAATTGCCGAAATTATTTCTACACTATTACCATCGAGCTTGAAAGCTGCCCTTCCCGCATAGCGGCTGCGGCGGCGAGTAGGGCTTCCGGCGGGCAAGCGACGACGAGCCGCTGAATCGGCGGCCCCAGCTGTGAGCCCCGCCGCTCTCGGTGCGACGGACCAGGCTTCTTGCCGCAACGTCCTCGCCAGGCAGAGCAACCAGATCCAGCAAGGCATTTTAGCATCAACAGGAGAGGTGCGCCCTTGCGCACCCGGGGAGGCCGGCATGAGAATCCTCGAAGCCCTCGTCTTGCTTACCGCCGCGGCGATCCTCTTCGTCCTCGCCATTATCGTCGCAAGCGCCATCACCCAGGCCGAGCCGAATCTCCTCTACACCGTCTTCGGCGCGGTCGTCGGCTTCCTCACCGCGGCCTCGATCTACCAAAGCACAATCGACCAAGAGCGCGCGCGGCACAACGCCGAGATGGATTGGGCCGAGGAGAACATGAAGAAGATGCGACTGCTCTTCAACGGCCAGGACAAGTGATCCATGAAGATTTTGAGCGTCACGGAGGTCCTGCGGCCGTTTACCGATTTTTCCAATGTCCCGCAGAAAACCCTCGAAGAAGCAGCAGCCCGCGGCCGGCGGGTCCACGCGGCAGCCGCCGCCCGTCTCTCCGACGTGTTCCAGGTGACCCCGCTTGAGCCCGGCGACGAGGGCTATCTGCAGTCGCTTGAGACCTGGATCGAGGAAATGGTCCGGGACGTGATCGACGTGGAGCCCGAACTCGTCGACGAGACCCTGGGCTACAAGGGGCACCCGGACTTGATCTGCCGGCTTGTTTCCGGCGCCGGCGCCGTCGTCGACTACAAAACCCCGGCCGTCGAATCACCGACCTGGAAGTCGCAGATCGCAGCCTACCGGCACCTATCGTCAAAATCCTACCGACACCTGGGGCACATGCTGCGCCCGCTTGCCGTCGCGCTCATGCTGCGGCCGGACGGCGGCATGCCGAAAGCCGTGATCTACCCGTCGAGCGACCGGGACTTCCAGGCGTTTCTCGCAGCATTGACGGCATATCGTTACTTCCACCCATGCAAGGAGGCAGACCATGATTGATTTTTCGGCGGCATTGAACCCTGCGGCGGAAACCGAACACCACGAACCAACGTTTGAGCGCGGCGTCACTCCGCTCGACCGCGCCAAGCACGTGCTCATGCAGTTTCGCAGCGCCATCCAGGCGATGAACGCGGAGGCAATCGAGTTGAATGTCCAAGATGATGATAGCGAGCGGCGCGGCGCCGAAATGACCGCCCAGGCCCGGGGGCTGCAGAAACAGATCGAGGAGAAGCAGAAGCAAATCATCGAGGAGCCGCAGCGCTTCGTCAAGGCGGTCCAGAACTTCACCCTGCCCTTCCGCAAGGATCTCGATGCGATCATCGCCCAGGTGAAGCGCAAGCTCGAAGCCTACGGATACCGGAAGGAGCTCGCCCGGCGCGAGGCTGAGAAGCGCGCCCAGGAGGAGGCCGCCCGGATACAGAAGGAAATGGACCGCCGTGCGAAGAAAGCCGGCATCGAGCCGGTGACCATCCTCACCCCGGTTCTTCCAGACAAGCGCGAGCCGGTCCGGACCGAGAGCGGAACGACGAGCTACATCAGCGTGTGGGACTACGAGATCGAGGATGTCTCCAGGATCCCCGCCCGCTACTTGTTGCCGGACCCCACCAACCGCGCCGCCGTCATGGAGTCGATCCGCGCCGGCGTGAGGGAGATCCCCGGCCTCCGGATCTTTGAACGCATGCAGGCCCGCACCCGGGCATAGGAAAGGAGAGCAGAACATGAGCGAGAACCAGACAAGATATCAATCAACGCTTCCGGCCGAACGCGCAATCGAATACAGCGTCGGCAGCCAAGCCGTCCGGCTCACCCCGGCGATGGTCCGCCAGTACCTCGTCCACGGCAGAAACGAGCTCGTGACCGACCAGGAAGTCATTTTCTTCATGCACATCTGCCGCGCCCGCAGCTTAAACCCCTTCAACAAGGACTGCTATCTCGTCAAATACACGAACGACCCTGCGGCGATCATCGTCTCGATCGACAAGCTGCGCTACCAGGCCAGGAAATCAGAGGACTGCGTCGGATGGAAGTCCGGGATCATCGTCCAGAAGGAAAACGGCGAGCTGCGCTATTCAAACGGTCTGATCCTGGAGGGAGAGAAACTGCTCGGCGGATGGTTCGAGGGCAAGCCGCGGGGGTGGGAGGAGCCGTTCAAGCTGGAGGTCAACCTGAACGGCTACGTCAAGAAGACCAAGGAGGGCCATACCACCCGCTTCTGGCAGGCGGAAAACCAGCCCACCATGATTGCCAAGGTGGCCGAGGCCCAGGGGTTGCGCCGGCTGTGGCCGGAGCAGATCCAGGGGCTCTACGTCCAGGAGGAGCTCGCCGCCGGCCTGCACGACGAGCCGATCGACATTCAACCCGCGGCGGGGGAAAGGCCAGTGCTCGACCCGGAGGGCTTCGTGGAGATCCTGGAGGACAATCTCCTGGAGCGGTTTCTTGAGGTTACCGCCGAGAAGAACCATAGCTCCTGGGAGGAGGTGGTGCGAGCGGCGAACGCGAACAAGGAGGAGTTCATCGCAGCCTTTAAAGCCTGGAAGCAGAAAGGCATTGCGCCGGCGCCGCCAGCCGAAAAGCCGAAGGGCCGGAAGGCGAAAAAGCAGGAGGCGCCGCCCCAGCCGGATCCGGCTCCGGAGGACAAGCAGGAAATTGAAACGAAATCAGACCCCACGCCGCCGGCGAACGGCCAGGGCAGCCTTTTCTCGCAGAGCGAGAGGGACAAGCTGATCACCGAGATCAAGCGCTACCCCGCCGAGGCGGTCGCCAAGGCCCGCGCAGCGATGGGGCTCGCCGAGAACGTCTGGCCGCCGACCGCCGAGGGCTGCGGCCGGATGCTGGATCTTCTGCTGGAGAGATGACTGCTGCGGGAGCACAAGTGGAATAGCCCAGAGGAAGCTTCTTCAAGGGAAAAGACGAGTTGACCCCAGCCGCCCAGATAGGTTATGCCACCCCCAGAAACACAACCGGGGGGGTGTGCATGCGAGGGAGCGTCCATTACCACAAAAAGGCGAAGTGTTGGTTTGTCCTTTGGTATGACAAGACGCAGGGCAAGGCGATCAAGATCTATCGATACAAGGGGGAAAAGATCTATGATCGGCGGATCGCTCAGAAGCTGCTTGCCCAGATGCAGGGCGACACGGAGAACGGTGTTTTCCGCATAGAAAAGTTCACCAAGCAGGAATGGTCAGAGCCGGCGGATTATCTCTGGCGCTGGCTGGATGCAGTAGAGGGCGCCCTATCCCCGGCCACCTACAAGGACTATTCGAATTCAATCAAAAACTTCCTGGAGCCGTTTTTCAAACCGCGCAGAATCTACCTGCACGAAATCGGATTCGACACCATCCAGGAGATTGCCAACACCATCGAGCGGTCGCCCAAGGGCAAGCGGAATGTTCTGGGCTGCCTCCACGCCTGTCTCACTTACGCATGGCGGTCCGGCCGGATCCCGGCCGTGCCGCCGTTCCCGCAGATCAAATACCAGCCCCCGCCAATCAAATGGCTCACGGAAGAGCGCCAGATGGCGATCATCGAGGCGATTCCCGATGAGCACAGGCCAATTTTCCTTTTTTTGAAATACCACCTGAGAAGGCCTGGAGAGGCCTGCGCGCTGAAATGGGAAGATTGGGATGGAGAGGTGTTCACGATCAGGCGGGGTATCTCGGCTCGTAAGATCATTGAATCTACCAAGACAGGGGCCATTCACAAAATCCCTTGCCACTCAAATTTCAGGCCGATTTTGGAGGCCATTCGAAGATCTTTCAGCCCTTTCATTTTCACGAATCCTTTATCGAGATCCAAGCACAAAAACTACACGCTTGAATCGCTTGGCCGCATTTGGAAAGCCGCTTGTGCCTCGACCGGGGAATCAATTTCTCTCTACGCCGGCCTGAAACATTCGACCGCTTGCCAGCTTGTGAACGACCACGGCTTGAACTTGGGGGACCTTCAAATCGCCGGCGATTGGGCGCGCTTGGATTCGGTCAAACGGTATGCTGTGGCAGAGCCGGCACGAAGGAAAGAATTGCTGGAAGGGAGAGTGGTTCGATTGGTCGACTATCCAAAGACTGTCCAACAGTGGGATAAAACCCCCTGA